GTGCTAAACCAGCGCATTCAGAACCTCGGGACGAGCGCAATTGCGGTCAAGGATTTTGTGGATAAGGCCCCGGCGGCGGTACATATCGCGCAGCCTGTACCGGATAAGCCCCGCAAGATCACCAAAGACACGACCCTCGCAGACCTGCTGGGGGGTGTAGGAGCGTGACAAACAACAAGATCTCCACTGTGCAGCAGCATCAGCTTGCTGTGATCGGCGCTGCAATCTTAGACCCGGCGGCGTGCAAGGATACCGTGCAGCGTCTAACCCCGGCTATGTTCGAAGATGGGCCTTACCGGCAACTGTTCGCGGCCATCAAGCTGCAGCTGGATACCGGCCATAACGTGGATGCCGTGATCCTGGAGCGGATGCTAGGCGCTGACTTCCGGTCTCTGATCGTGCTGGCAGCAGAGACCGTGCCCACCATCAGCCATGTGCAGGACTATGAGGCGCTGGTGATGGAAGACTACCGCAAGCGCCTGCTGCTGGAGCTTGCCGCCAAGATCTCCATGAACCCTGCGGACTCTGACACCATCTGCCGGGATCTGAGCGAGGCGCTGAAAGAACAGGATCACCTGCGGCGGGAATCGGTGGACGCGAACGTCAAGGAGTTTGCCGAGGTCTGGGGTGAGACGCTCCAATGGCTGCAGCAGCCGGACACCAGCGTCAGGATGGCGTGGCGTGAACTGGACGAACTGGGTCTGTTCGGTGAAAAGATGGTTACCGTCATTGCTGGCCGTCCCGGACACGGCAAGACGGATTTGGCTCTCGCTCTGGCTCTGCGTCTGAGCAACAGCTGTCAGGTGTATTACCTGACCATGGAGGAGGACAGGCGCAAGCTGATGCTGCGCACCATGTCCAAGCTGACCCGCATCAACTCTACCCGGCTGCGTGACCGCAAGCTGACCGAGGAGGAGCGGGAGAGCCTGAACAACGCTTTTGTCCTCATCAAGGGACACACCGGCATGATTTATGATGACGGAACCCGGATGACCGTGGACGATATTCGGGCGCGGGTGATGAAATACCGCCCGCGTGTGGTCTTTGTGGATCACATTGGCCTGATCTCCGACACCCAGCAGGGGCGCAAGGAGCAGGAGCGTCTTGCGGACGTTACCCGCAGCCTGAAAGAGCTTGCCATGGAGACCGGCACCACCATTGTGGAGCTTGTGCAGTTGAACCGCGTAACGGATCGCAACGGCGGCACCAAAAAGGCATCACTGGGAGACCTTCGCGGATCCGGCACCATCGAGCAGGACGCAGATGCCGTTGTGTTCATCGAGAGCGAGGTTACAGGAGAACGCCGCTTGCAGGGACCGAATGATTATTTTGATGTCTGTCTGCGCGTGAGCAAAAATCGAGAGGGCGAAACAGGCCGGGTGCCTATGTGGTGGCAGCCTCAGTATCATGAGTGGCAACCTGCACCTGATCTGTCCGAAAATTACAACGAGGACGATTTTACACCAGTAGACCATGAGAATGGCCCGGCGGGGTGGTAAACAGGAGGGCAGAACAATGACCTACGAAGAGAAAAAAGCGTGGCTGGGCCGTTATCGGGAAGCCGAGAAAAAATACAACCGCTTATCTGAGCGGCTGGCCGAAGCACAGACTGCGACCCGGCGTATCACGCAAAACATCAGCGCGATACCCGGCGGGGGCGGTGACGGCCAGAATCTTGCCAGGGCGGTCGAGCGCGAGGAAGAGGCCGAGCGTAAAGCCTATGCCCAGCGGGCAATATGCGACACTCTGTTTGAAGAGATTGACGAAGCGTTGGAGCGGCTGGAAGATTATCGTGATTACTGCGTCCTGCGGGAATATTATCTGAACCTCCAAACGTGGGAACGGATCGCCGCAAGGATGAACATTTCTCCTCGCTGGCTCCACCAACTGCGCGCACACGCCATCGAACAGCTGAATATTTGAGGTTAGTTCACTATTACATCATTGTCAGTTCACTGTTTTATGCGGTAAACTGATACCATCGGCAGAGCCGAAAAGGCCAACCGATGCAACGCAGCCCCCAGAACGTTTTCCTCCTCCCCGGCATCATCAACCTTGTGTACCTTACGCGATGGATTTCTCCTTTGCGCTCTGCGGGCTGCTTCAATGACCTTTTCCCTGCATGGAAACATGCGGGGATTTTTTATGCCCCCCGGAAAATACCCACCCCCTCTGTGAAAAGCCCCTGGGTCAAAAGACCGGGAGGGGCTGTGCAGGGCCAGCAGAGATGCAGGATGGCGGGAGCGCAGGAAGACAGATGCAAAAGGCTGGGAGGAAGCGAAGGCTCGCTGTCCCATCCGCAGCCCGGCGGGCCGAAAGGAAGAGGGAAAAGCCATGAGCAACCCACGATACGCAAACGGTTCGCTTCGGCGCAAACATCGCGCAAGGCTAAAGGCAATGCGCTGCGAATGCGGCATTTGTCATGGCCGTTTCGGCCCCATCCACTACGAGGAGCCTTCCGATGCACAGCACCCGCTCTCCTTTGTGGTAGACGAGATCCGGCCTGTGTCCAGATGGAAGCAGTTCGGGTATCCGTCGGCGCGGGCGGCGGCTGAGGACTGGACGAATCTACAAGCGGCGCATTATTTCTGCAATGCGCAAAAAGGAAACAAAATCGAGTCAAAACAGCTCAAAATGGCCCCAAAACTGACCAAAATTCCGAAAATCAGCGATGGGGACTGGTAGGTGGGGGAGGGACCCCCATCCATGGCCTCGGCGACTCCTGCTGTCCAGCGCCGATTTACACACAGGAAAATTTTGAAAGGGGGGTGCCCAGCGATGGCGACCATGAAAAGCGTCACGTCAAAAGGCACCCGCCTGGAGCAGCTCAAGCAGCTGGCAAGAGTCCTCGCAGCTGGCATTGACACCTGCGAGGACTGCCGTGCGCTGCCTGCGCTGACAAAGCAGTACCGGGAGACCATCAAGGAAATCGAGGAGATCGAGGGGGTGGAAGACGATGGCGACGAGATCAGTGAGGTCCTCGCAGCACGTGAGCGTGATGGGAAGCCAGGAGCCGTCCGAAAGAATCGCGCCTGACGCTTCTGCGTCGGACGGAATGGATGCAGCCCGCATCCTGAGGACAGGCGGCATGACTCTGGACCCGTGGCAGGCAGATGTTCTGGACGACTGGCTGGGCCGGACGGCTTCCGGCAAATGGTCAGCGCCGACCTGCGGCGGGAGCGTCCCCCGCCAGAACGGCAAAAGCCTGCTGGTGCAGGGGCGCGCCGGGGCCGGGATGCTCATGTTCAACGAGACCGTCATCTACACCGCGCATCTGCAAAAGACGGCCACCGAGACCTTTGAGGAGATGCGGGATTTCTTCGAGTCCCCGAAGCTGCGCAAATATGTCCTGGAGATCCGGTCGGCGCTGGGCCGGGAACAGATCATCCTCAAATCCGGTGCCCGCATCAAATTCCTTGCCCGCACCCGCAACGGCGGACGCGGCCAGCACGGCGACCTGCTGATCTTCGATGAGGCGCAGGAACTGGACGAAACGGCCCAGGGCTCGTTCATCCCGGCGATCTCGGCCAGTCTGAACCCGCAGACCATCTATGTCGGAACGCCGCCCGGCCCGGATGCAGTGGGCACGGTGTTTCGCGCTCTGCGCAGGCGGGTGCTGGAGGGCGAAGCCAAACGAGCAGCGTGGTTTGAGTTCTCCGTTCCGGAGATTGGGGACGTCAAGGACCCGACGCGCTGGGCGGCGGCCAACCCGGCCCTGGGGCGGCGCATCCAGCTTTCCACCATTGAGGGCGAAGCGGAACAGATGGACCCGGACACCTTCGCGAGGGAGCGTTTGGGCTGGTGGAGCCCGGAAGCAGCGGAGCAGATGGACTATGCCATCGACCATGCTGCATGGGCCCGCTGCGCGAGCGACGAGCCAAAGCCGGAAGGCAAGACCGCCTACGGCGTCAAGTTCTCAGCCGATGGCAGCGCCGTCTGCCTGTGCGGTGCCGTGCTGCCGAAAGACGGTCCGGCGCGGGTCTCACTCCTTGAGATGCAGCCCACAGGCCGCGGCCTGACCTGGCTGGCCGACTGGCTGAACGAACGATACGACAAAGCCAGCTGTGTGGTCATTGATGGCCGAAACGGCGTGGACGTTCTGGTCGAGCGCATCAAGGAGATCTGGAAGTCGAGGCTGTCCGTAGTCCGACCGTCTTCCAAGGACGTGATCGCAGCGGTGAGCTGCTTCACCAACAGCGTTGACGAACAGACGCTGACCTGGTACCGTCCGCAGGAAGTGCTGAACGAAAGCGCTGTCACGGTGGTCAAGCGGCCGGTCGGCGGCGGGTACGGCTTCGGCGGGGAGAACAGCCTGCCGGTGGAAGCCTGTGCACTGGCCCTGTGGGGCGCAAAGACCTGCAAACGCGACCCGACCCGCAGGATGCGGATCGGCTGAAGGAGGACGCATGATCGATTTGCATTTTGGCTACATTCCCGGCCTGACCGAAACGGAGCAGCGCCAGTTGAACGATCTGGCCGCGGAACTCAATTTCCACCAGGCGCGGAATGCCAAGAAAGAGAGATACTACGAAGGCCACGTAACGCTGCGGGATGTAAACATCGGCATCGCACTGCCCAAGACGTTGGATACGTTTGAGGTCGGCTGCAACTGGGGGCAGAAGGCCGTGGATGTGCTGGCAGCCCGCAGCATGTTCGACGGGTTCGTCGGGACGGGCGGAAACCTGGACGGGCTTGCAAAGCTGGTGACAGACAACCGCCTTGTTGCTGCGTATGAAAAAGCCTGTCGGGATGAACTGAAATTCGGATGCACCTTTGCGACATTGTCCGCCGACGATGCGATCGGGTGCAGGATCCGGTTCCACTCGCCCAATATGGCCTCGGCTCTGTGGAGCGGAGTGAAAGGCCGCATCGACTGCGGGCTGGCGGTCATGGATACCGTGCGATCGGAAAAGGACGAGACCACCTGGAGACCCACCGTGGTCAATCTCTACACCGACGAGGATATCCTGGTCTTACGCGCCATCAATGGCCGCTGGACGGCTGAACGGCTGCCGCACAAGATGGGGCGGCCGCTGATGGAGCCGCTGATCTGGAACGCAACATACAGCAAACCCTTTGGGCGCAGCCGCCTGAAGCGCGCCATTCGTTCCCTGATCGACGACTACATCCGCATTGTGGCCAACGCGACCATCGCGCTGGAGTTCGACACTGCGCCCCAGAAATACATTCTCGGTGTGACGGATGAACAGTATGACGCCATCGTGCTCGATAAATTCAAAGCCTATATGGGGTCCGTCCTTGCAGCAACCTCGAACCCGGAGACCGGCGAAAAGCCGACATTCGGCCAGCTGACACAGGGAAGCCTGTCGCCGCATGTGGAAAAGATGCGGATGACCGCCACCCAGTTTGCAGCCGCCACCGGTCTGACCGTGACCGACGTGGGCGTGGTGAACGATGCCAACCCGACCAGCAGCGACGCCATCCTTGCCCAGAGTCAGACATTGGTGCTGATGGCCCAGCAGCTCAACACCGGCAACGGCGATGCCCTGCACACCATTGCCTGCATGGCGCAGGCCATTGTCCGGAACGTGACCCTGTCTGAACTGACCGAGGATGAATGCGGCGTGATGGCACACTTCAAAAACCCGGCCATGCCCAGCGTGGCCGTGACTGCGGATGCCGCCATCAAGATCGCATCGGCCCGGCAGGAGTTTGCCAGCACCGATACGTTTTTGGAGATGATCGGATTTGACCAAGCGGACATCCGGCGGATCAAGGCGCAGGAGCAGCGTGTGAGGGGCCAGCAGGTGTTGATGGAGATGGAAGATGACGATCTCAGCGAAAACGTGGAATGACTACGTCACCCGGCTCTCTCAGCTGAACCGGAAAGCCGGGCAGTTGATGCAGCAGTACATGGATACCCACGGCACAGAGGACGCGGATGCACTGATCCGATACGCTTATGCCCTCGTCACCAAATACGGCGAGGGCAGCGCGGAACTGGCCGCGCAGATGTATGATGCCATCGCCGCTGCGGAAGAGGTGTTCGTGCCGACGGCTGAGCCTGCGGCCACAGCCAGTTATGGAGAAGTGGCCAGGATGGTGAACGGCACCAGAACGAGCCCGCCCCAGCTTCAAAGCGGCGTCAGCCGGTTGGTCAAGCAGGCAGGCGCGGACACGACGCTGAAGAACGCCCGGCGGGACGGCGCACAGTGGGCATGGGTGCCCCACGGGGATACCTGCCCCTTCTGCATCACGCTGGCCTCCCGCGGCTGGCAGACCGCAAGCCAGAAGCTGCTGAAGGGCGGCCATGCCGAGCACATCCATGCACACTGCGACTGTGAGTTTGCGGTGCGATTCCATTCCAGCACAAACGTTGCAGGCTATGACCCGGAGAAATACCTCAAACAGTACCGGGATGCTGGCAGCGACGTGAACTCCATGCGCCGCATCGACTACGCAGCCAACCGGGAGCGCATCAACGCCCAGAAGCGGGCAGCATACCAGCTGCGACAGAAAAACCGTGGACAAAAAGTTTTCATCACAGATCAGGCGATTCAGAAAGTGCCGCTGGTTGCTCCAAACGGAGCAGATCACCAGACGGCTCTTTTTATTCAAGAAACCCACCGCGAACTGCTGAAATTTGCTCAGTCTCAAAACGACAGCAACGAAGTGGCTTGCCTGCTGGATCTGACTGCAAATGAAAAACTTCCCTTCGTTAAAGGCGACCAGACTTCAATTGACATTGAAAAAGATGCTGCATCCTATCATTGGCTTAGAAGCAAGTCTCCCAGAAGCGTTATGCTTTGCCATAACCACCCCGGACAAAGTTACTTTTCACTGCAAGATGTTGCAGTCTTTTTGAAAAACGATTCCATCGGCACAATGTCAATCGTTACAAATCAGGGTAAAGTCTGGACGATTTCCAAAACAGCCCATTTTGATTACGATGCAGCTTTTGCAGAACTGCGCAAATATCGCGGTGCAGCGGAAAAGGAATGGGATGATGTTATTGACAACTTCTTGAAAAATGGCTATACTTACGGTATAGGAAGGAGTTGATGCCATATGTTAGACGGAGATAAGCTCTCTTGGGAAGAAGGCTGGGCTTATATTGAGAAGGCATATGAGGAAGGCAAGAAACTCCGCGAAGAACGACAAAATCAAACCGAAACGACACAAAAATAATGCAAACCGAACCACGATGCACGCGCACCGTGGTTTTTGTTTGCCCATTTTTAGCACGATGCAGACCGCACCGTGCTTTTTTATGCCCATTTTGCCCGCATGAGGACGAAACTGGCGCCATCGCAGAGGGCAGTGCGTACCCTGCCCACAACCGGACGCAGACGGAGAACTGCGTCACCAAACCGAGGTTTTAACCACAGAAAGGAGTTTCCACCATGAAACGCGAAGACGTAAAGAACAAGATCCCCGGCATTACCGAGGAGCAGCTGAACTGGATCATGACCGAGAACGGCAGCGACATCAACCGGGAAAAGGCCGCGGGCGAACAGTACAAGACCAAGCTGGCCAATGCGAACGCCCAGCTCAAGACCGCACAGGACGGCCTCGCCGCATTCGACGGCAAGAAGAAGCCCGAAGAGTACGAGGCTGATATCGCCAAGCTCAAGGCCGACATGCAGAGCCAGGCGGACAACTTCGCGTTCGATTCGGCGCTTGATGCTGCCATCCTGGGCAAGAAAGGCCGCAGCGTTAAGGCCGTGCGGGCCCTGCTGGACGTGGACGCCCTCAAGGGCTCCAAAGACCGCTCCACCGATATTAACAAGGCGCTGGATGAGGCCGCAAAGGCCAACCCCTGGGCCTTCGGCGAAGCACGCCCCGGCTACCCCAAAGTTCAGGATGGCGGAGACCCGCACCACAACTCGACCGGTTCCACCCGTGAGCAGTTTGCAGAGTGGGCGGAACAGATGTTCCACTAAGAAAGGAGTTTTTCCCTATGGCAACCATTGATATGAACCGCACGACCAGCATTTCTCTGCCCGGTGCTGTTTCCAGCGAAATCTGGCAGAAGACGCAGGAGGGCTCCGCTGTCATGCGGATGGCCCGCAGGATCGAGCTGCCCGGCCTGGGCGTAACGATTCCCGTCATCACCGGCGACCCGGAAGCTGGCTGGGTCGGTGAGACCGAAAAGAAGCCCGTCAAGCGCGGCACCCTGGCCACCAAGCAGATGACCCCGTACACGCTGGCGGTCATCGTCCCGTTTTCCAATCAGTTCAAGCGCGACCTGCCCAATCTGTACGATGCACTGATCCAGCGCCTGCCGCTGGCACTGGGCAAGAAGTTCGACCAGACCGTCTTCGGTGGTGTGACTGTGCCGGGCTCCAATTTCGACACGCTGAAGGGCTGCACGGCGCAGGAGATCGGCACCAACGCATACGGTGGCCTCGTCGCGGCGCAGGCGGATATTGCCGCGCATGACGGCATCCTGAACGGCTGGGTCTTGTCTCCCAAGGCGCAATCTGTCCTGCTGACCGCAGTGGACGGCAACAAGCGCCCGCTGTTCATCAACAGCGTGGCCGAAGGGGCTGTGCCGATGATCCTGGGCGCGAGCGCTGTACAGAGCAAAGGCGCTTACATTGCCGATACCACGGCGGCCAAGAAGCACGTTGTCGGTTTTGCAGGTGACTGGACGCAGGCTGTGTACGGCACGGTGGAAGGCGTCCAGATTGCGCTCTCCGACCAGGCCACCCTGACCGACGGTAGCAGCACCATCAACCTGTTTGAGCAGAATATGTTTGCCGTCCGCGCCGAGATCGAGGTCGGTTTCCGTTGCGACACCAGCGTATTCAACAAGCTGACCAAGACCGAAGCCTGATATCCGGAGGAGAGCACATGCGCTATGCAGAAACAGAGGACGTGGAGGCCGCGTTCCGGGAACTGACCGGGGATGAGCGCACCCGCTGCACCTATCTGCTGGAAGAAGCGGCTCTGATCGTGGACGCTTACAACCGGGAGGCCGCAGAAGAGACCAAAAAGCTGGTCTGCTGCCGGATGGTCCGGCGGCAGCTGGGTGAAGGGGACGGCGGTGTGGCCTTCCCGATGGGCGCAACGCAGGGCACCGCAACGGCGCTGGGCTACTCCCAGAGCTGGACCATGAGTGGTGGCTCCTCCGGTGAGCTGTATCTCTCCAAACTAGAAAAGAAGCTGTTGGGCGTGGGCAGCAAGCTGGGCGCACACAGCCCGCTGGAGGACTTATGCTGAAAGGAATCGACGTCATCCTGTACGAAAAAACGAAGACCGGCGAGGACGGCTTCCACGACCCCGTCTATGAGGAACGGCCCGTCACCGTGCACAATGTGCTGGTGGGGCAGCCCACTGCCGAGGAGATCACCACCGAATTGCAGCTGACCGGGCGGCGCATCGCCTATACGCTGGCCATCCCCAAGGGCGATACCCACAACTGGGACAACGTCCGGGTAGCGTTTTTCGGGAAGACCTTCCGCACCTGCGGCGGAGTCGTGCAGGGCATCGAGGCGCTGATCCCGCTGCGCTGGAACAAGAAAGTGCAGGTGGAACGCTGTGAGTAAAGTCACCATCAAGCTCAACCGATCCGGCGTCCGGAAGCTGCTGAAAAGCCCGGAGATGGAGAACGGCCTGAGCCAGATCGCTTTTGCAGCGGCCAACCGCCTTGGCGACGGCTATGAGGCGTCTTACTATACGGCCCAGACCCGCGCGGTGGCCAGCGTGAGCGCCGAGTCCTATGCGGCCCGCAAGGAAAACGCTGACACCAATTCGATTCTGAAGGCACTGAAATGATATGATCGAAGAAATCATCCAGAGCTATCTGAGGGAAAACGGGTTTCCGTGTTCCATGTCCGTGCCGGAGAACGCCTCCGGCAATTTTTGTGTGCTGGAAAAGACTGGCTCTGCCTATGAGGACGGCATCTTCGCTGCAACGCTGGCGGTGCAGTCCTACGGCGACAGCGACTATGCCGCTGCGCAGCTGAGCCATCGCGTGGTGCAGACCATGCTGGACGCAGTCACCCTGCCGGAAGTCGTTTCCTGCACCCTGAATACCGACTACAATTACCCCGACACCACGCGAAAACGGCCCCGCTATCAGGCCGTTTTTGATCTGGTGCATTATTGAGAAAGGAAGATCTTATGGATGCGAAAAATGTGACCGCTGCGAAGCCCAAGGTGGGCGGTGCGATCTCCCGCGCCCCGCTGAACACGACCCTGCCCACGGATGCAAAGACCGCGCTGGACCCTGCGTTCAAGTCGCTGGGCTATATCTCCAAAGACGGCATGGTCAATTCGAACAGCCCCTCCAACACGAACGAGGTGGCCTGGGGCGGCGATGCTGTTCTGACGACCCAGACCGAGAAGCCGGACACCTTCCAGTTCACCCTGATCGAGGGGCTGAACGTGGAAGTCCTCAAGTCCGTATACGGCGATGACAATGTGACCGGTACGCTGGATAAGGGCATCACCATCAAGGCAAATGCCGACGAGCAGCCGCTCTGCGCATGGGTCGCGGACATGGTGATGAAGAACAACGTCAAAAAGCGGATCGTCATCCCCTGCGGCAAGGTGACGGCGGTGGGTGACATCACCTACGCGGACGGTTCCATCGTGGGCTATCAGACCACCGTGACTGCCATCCCGAATGCCAGCGGCGACACCCACTATGAGTATCTGTACGGCGGAACGGATGTTCTGCCTGCAAGCAACGAGGAGGTTTGAGCAAAATGGAAAAAGTGAAGACCAGTTCCGGTTTCGAGATCGAGTTGGCAGAAGAGACCATGAACAACATGGAGCTTCTGGACGCCCTGGCTGACCTGAGCGCAGGCGACGGCATCCAGCTGTGCCGCATCATTCCCATGGTGCTTGGCAAAGAAGGCAAGAAGCGTCTGTATGAGCACCTCCGCCTGCCCGACGGCCGTGTCCCGGCAGATGCAGTGGACCGCGAGGTCGGCGAGATCCTGAAGGCTCTGCAGGCCGGAAAAAACTCCTCGTCCTCGCCCGACTGATCGCAGCGGACGAGGATGCGCTGGTCTGCGATTTTGCGCAGGTCTACCATGTTCTGGACTGGCGCAGTCTCCCGGTCCGCCTTGCGGCAACGCTGGCAGCCGGTCTTCCGCCGGACAGCCGCAGCATGATGCTCCTTGCCGGAGAGACGGTCACGCTGGAAAACACCCTTCGGGCCATCATCGCGGATAGTCTGTCCCGTTTTGAGTGGCGGATGTTCGCCGCACCCGGTTCGCCGCGGCCCGCATCCATTCTGGCCGCGCTGCACGGCATGAGCGAGGAAGAGCCCAGCAACATCCAGACCTTTGACAGCCCGGAAGAGTTCGAGGCCGCGATGGCAGCCATTGAAGGAGGTGAGACAGGTGGCCATTGAACTGGCAAAGGCCTACGTGCAGATCGTGCCGTCGGCAGAGGGCATTCAGGGAAGCATCACGAGCCTGCTGGGCGGCGAAGCAAGCCGTGCCGGTGACAGCGCAGGCACGGTCCTGGGTTCCCGGCTGGTCAGCACCATGAAGAAGGTCCTAGGCGGCGCGGCGATCGGAAAATTCGTTGCGGGGTCCATCGGCTCCGGCGCAGAGCTGGAACAGAGCATCGGCGGCATCGAGACGCTGTTCAAGGATAGTGCCGGTGCGGTCAAAGAAGCCGCAGCCAATGCCTATAAAACGGCGGGGCTGAGCGCCAATGCGTACATGGAGCAGACCACCAGCTTCGCGGCAAGCCTGCTGAAAAGCCTGGGCAACAACACCCGCGCTGCCGCCGATGTGGCACAGATGGCGATGACGGATATGTCCGACAACGCAAACAAGATGGGAACCGACATGGTTTCCATCCAGAATGCCTATCAGGGTTTCGCCAAGCAGAACTATACCATGCTCGACAACCTCAAACTCGGATACGGCGGCACCAAAACGGAAATGGAACGCCTGCTGGCCGATGCGGAGAAGATCACCGGCATCCACTATGACCTGAGCAGCCTGGCGGACGTGTACAATGCAATCCATGTCATTCAGAAGAAACTGGAGATCACCGGGACGACAGCCCAGGAAGCGGAGACTACACTGTCCGGCTCGTTCAATGCGATGAAAGCCGCAGCGGAAAACGTGCTGGGGAACCTTGCGCTGGGCGAAGAGATGACGCCGTCGCTGGAAGCGCTGGTCGATACCGCAAAGACGTATCTGATCGGAAATCTGCTGCCTGCGATCGGCAACTTGGTCAGCAGTGTGCCGGAGCTGGTCGCAACGCTGGTGCCGGAGCTGGTCGCAACGCTGGTTCCGGAGATCCTGCAAAGCGGTACCGCGCTGGTGCAGTCTCTCAGCAGCGGCTTTCTGGCTGGCGTACCGCAGTTCTTTTCCAGTGCGCTCCCCGCGCTGCTGGCGTTTACGGACGACCTCCGCGCCAACTTCGGCAGTTTTGTTTCGGCGGGCGTGGATATGATCGTCAGTCTTGCCAACGGCATTGTGGATGGCCTGCCGCAGCTCTTCGCGTACATTCCGGATATCGTCATCAACGTTGCCGGGCTCATCAACGACAATGCACCCAAGATCCTCGCGGGCGGCGCGGCGCTGGTCGTTGCGCTGGGGCACGGCATCATTCAGAGCATCCCTCTGATCGTTCAGAATGCGGGGAAGATCGTGGAAGCGGTCTTCTCCGTGATCTCTGCGTTCAACTGGCTCAACCTCGGTGCCAGCCTGCTGCAAAGCATTGGCAACGGCGTGAAGAGCATGGGATCCAGCCTGGTGCAGGCCTTTCAGAGCGGCTTTACCGGGGCGCTGCAATGGCTGAAGAGCCTTCCTTCGCAGGTCTTCAACATCGGCAAGGATGTGCTTCAGAACTTCATCCATGCGATCACCGGCAAGGGAGCCGTGGCCACAGCAGCAACGGTGGGCGTCCAGCTCGTCCGGACATCCGAGAGCGACAAGGACTGGGGGCTCAGCGACGAAGTCGTCGATAAGGCCGAAGTCAATGCGTTCAAGGTCCAGAATCTCGCCAAGCAGACCGGGAGCGCGGTCTCCACTGCGGCAAGCAGCGCTGCCGCCTCCACGGAAAAAACGGCGCAGGCCGCACAGTCTGTCACCAAGACCGTTCTCTCCGCCCTGACCGACGCGGCCACGTCCTACTCCTCCAACGAGTACGGGCAGATCACGACATCCGTCACCGAGCTGACCGAGCACATCAAGGACAGCACCGGCAAGGTCTATGACCAGCTGACCCGCACCACCACCGAGTCCGGCAAGGAGTTGGTGAACGGCGTAGTGAAGAACTACAAGCTGGTCACCAAAGAAGTCACAGACGAGAACGGCAAGGTCACCACCACGACCCAGAAGACCTATGAGGACGCCTCGAAGTCGCTGGTCTCGACCCTGACGCAGACCGCGCAGACGCTGAAGAACGGCGTTTCTACGACCATCGAGTCGGTGACGAAGAAATACCAGGACAACTCCGAGCACATCGAGCAGACGGCCACTGAGACCGGAACCCGCATCGTCAACGGGGCGCTGGAGACCTACACGAAGGTTAAGACCCTGATGGACGGCGTGGAGACCGACAGCAAGGAGACCTCGCAGGCCGTCGTGAGCCAGTACGACACCCTAAACAGCAACTACGGCGCTGCAGCTGAAAGGGTGGCCCAGCTGCAGGCCGCTTACAACGAGTCCGCAGCCAGCACCGGGGAGTTCTCGGAGCAGACGCTGAAGATCGGTTATCTGCTCACAGAAGAAGAGGAAAAGCTCGACGCTGCAAGCAAAGCGTTAAAGGAATACCAGAAGAACAACAACCGCGCGAACGCCCAGGTAAATAAGTTCAAGAACCTCATCAGTGAGTCCAATGCGGCGTTTGCGGATTTTGGCAGCTCTCTGACCAGCCTGGGCGAGATCTTCGACAGCGAGGTATTGCAGAACGCCGGTGACTTTTTCACGACCATCACCAACGGTGTGTCGCAGGCCCTCAATTTTGCCGCAAGCGTTGAAACGCTGGTCACGACGCTGCAGACCCTGAAGACTGCCATCGAGGCCGTCAACGCCACCGGCGGCATCTCCAGCGTGGTCTCCGGCATCGGCAAGCTCATCGGGGCAGGCGGCGCAACGGTCGCTGCAGGAACCGCCGGGGCCGCAACCGCCGGGGCCGCAACCGCCGGGGCCGCAACGGCCGGAGCTGCAACGGCCGGCACTGGGGTGGCCGCACTGGGTCTGTCCATCCCGCAGATCGGTCTCATCGTGGCAGGTGTGCTGGCGGTGGGTGCTGTGGGCTACGGCATCTACAAGTGGGCCACGAAGGACAAGGACCAGACTGAGAAAAAGGCCAGCTCCAAGATGTCCTACAAGGACATTCAGGACGCCTACTGGTACGGCAACGAGCGGGCCTTTGCGGGCTACGACTACCGCACGGACCCCTACACCTTCCGCCAACAGTCCACGATGAGCGACTACCAGAACAAGATGCAGGCCGAGCTTGCCCGCATCGGCGAGTTCGTAGAAAAGTATCTGCCGGAGACCGGCAAGGGCGTCGTCGCTCTGGACGGCGAAGAGGTGGCCCGCATCATCACACCGAGCGTCAACGCAAATCTGGGCCAGCTGGCCGTTTTGAGCGGAAGGGGGAACTGAAACAATGTACGAGATCTACGGCTATCCCTACGGCAACCAGGACGCGGAGCTGCTCATCTATCAGCCGGGCAACAAAAACGGCACGGTCCTCAGCCCGAAACTGACCCGCGAGGTCAGCAAGGGCGGGAGCCTGACCTTCACCATGACCCGTGAACATCCGATGTACGAGATGCTGCAAAAGATGTCCACGGTGGTCGTGGTGAAGCAGGACGGAAAGGAGACCTGGCGCGGGCGCATCTTCAGCCATGAGGCGGACTGGTACAACAACCGGGCCGTCTACTGCGAGGGTGCGCTCTCGTTTTTCAACGATTCCTGCGTGACGCCCTTTAACTATGAGGGTACACTAAAGCAGTTCTTGCAGCACTTGATCGACGTGCACAACGCGCAGGTCGGCCAGAAGATGAAGATGTTCGAGCTGGGCACCGTGACGGCTGCCTTGGGCGACCAGGTGGTCCATTTCGGCGACGCAGACCAGTACGGCGTGGGCGAGGATTACGGCAAATGCTGGGACATCATCGACAAGCTGGTGCTCAAGGTCTTCGGCGGGTACGCCTACTGCACGTTTGACGCAGCGACGGGTTACAATGTCCTGAACTATTGCGACCAGGCAGTGGAAGAAAAGCGGGTGACGGCCCAAAAGATCGAGTACGGCGTCAACCTGCTCGACCTGACCGAAAAGACCGACACGAACGGCTTATACACCCGCATCTATCCGGTGGGCAACAAACACACCGTGAAAGAGACCCGGTGGAAGTATAAGTTCAAGTGGCTCCCCGGCGGGCTGGGGAAATACACGGACGAGCACGAGGAGCGCTACGGTATCATGGATACCGACTCCGCGACCATCCAGAAATATCTGCCGCCGTCCGGATACCGGTACGATCTGGAGGACGGCTACATCGAGAACACCGACGCCGTCAAGAAGTTCGGCGTCATCGCCCGCATCGTGGAGTTCGACACCGACAGCGCCAACGATACCTTTGCCGCCGGTGTGCAGGCGCTGCAGCAGAACCATCTGATGGTCACGAGCTACACCATCAAGGCCGTGGACCTTGTGGACGCAGGCGAGGCCACCGAGCGCCTGACCTTCGCCTGTTATGCCCACATCCTGAGCGCTCCGCACAGCGTCGATGCCGTCATGCTCTGCTCCAAGCTGATCGAGCCGCTCGACCACCCCGAAAAGAAAGAGTACAGCTTCGGCATGACCCGCCGCACCCTGACCGACCGGCATGTGGAAAACCTCGGCAAGACGAATCTGCTGGATGAGAGCAACGCAGCCTCCGAAAAGTACGCTGAGAATCTGCTGAATCAGCTCTTTGCCTATAAGCGCGACACCAATGCAAAGCTGGGAGACATCTCTTCGGACCTGACTGCCGCCGTCAAGAAAATGGGCGACTTGCAGGACCAGATCGATGACAATATCACGTCGTGGTTCTACGAAGGCGCTCCCACTGCATCCAACGCGCCCGCGAAGGACTGGACCACCGACACGGCCAAAAAACAGCACGTCGGCGATCTGTACTATGACAAAAAAACAGGTCTGGGTTACCGCTGGGTCGCAGATGGCAGCGCGTACAGATGGACTCTCATCCGCGATACCGGAGTTGCAAAAGCTCTGGCCGACGCTGCGGCAGCACAGAGCGCAGCGGACAGCAAGGTGCGCTGTTTTATCTCAACGCCAACGCCGCCCTATGACCGGGGCGATATCTGGATGCAGGGGGATGGCGGCGACATTATGCGGTGCCAGACCAACCGAGTCAGCGGCAGCTACAATGCAGGCGACTGGGTGCGGGCTTCCAAGTATACGGACGACACCGCCGCCAACGCAGCCCAAAACACCGCAAACCAGGCAAAAAAAGATGCCGCAGAAGCCGCCAAGACCGCAACGAACTTTCTGGAGTTCAACCAGACCGACGGCCTGATCGTCCGGCATGAGTCCCTGCCCGGCAAGCGGGTGCAGATCACCAACGACGGCGTAAAGGTCCTCAACAATTCCAGCATGGTCAATATCAGATCGGACAGCATCTCCATCACCGACGGCAACGGAAGCTGTACCATCAATTCCGGTCAAATCACATTTCACGGAATCCGAAATACCAAAATTGCGGACATCACCAATGCAGACACCCAGTCGTACGGTGGCGTTTGGTTTGGGTTTGATTTGAGCAATTATTCGTCGATCATATTGACCTATGAAAGCTACACAGACGACTCTTGGTGGAGTCGCGACGGTGCAACTGGATATGTTTCTGTAGTCCTCCCTGTCAATGGGGAAACATTCACCATTGTAATGCCCTGGAACACACCGCATTTCCGAACTGTTAGGGTTCAAAAAAATGGGATTCAGTTCGGTGGAGGAGTGCAGAGAAAATCGAATTATAATCTGGGCCTTATTAAATCATTCGATCTCGAAACGCCGTGGACGGCAGGCTGGAAAGCCAATGACTGCGTCTGTGTTCCAAAGTCGATCTATGGTCTGATGTGAGGTGAGAAAAATGCAGCGAAAAGGTTGGAAATTCTGCGCAAAAGTGTGTTCGGATGGGCGGCTGTATGCTGGCTGTTGGGCAATCGACGAAATCGTTCCCAAAGAGCGCCTGGAACAGTATTATATCGCAGCGGAGGTCCCTGATAACATTGGTGATGGGCACAACTATATCTGGGATGGAGAGAACCTGACTTACAGCCCGGCGGAGAGGCCCGCGACGAACGAAGAGGAGGCTGTGACCGAATGACCTACTACGAATCCCTCAAAGCGGCTGCAGCGTTGAACCCGAATCTGAACGATGTCCGCATTATTTTCGGCAGTACCACAATTTCGCTCCGGGAAACCTTTGACCTATGGCTGAAGAAAGATTCGCCGGTCATCGGAAAGCCGGAGACAGATTCTAATTTAATCTATGTACCAGGGTCAGATAAAGTTTTGAATATGACACGCAGTCTGGATAGCAAAGTCCATTATAAACGGCGAGTCATCACTATGAAATTCAGCCTGATGCGTCCGAAAACGGAGTGGGCGGATGTTCAAAATGACCTGGAAACACTGTTGCAAGGCCAATGGCTACGTTTCTATTTTTTGAGGGATCGTGAGCTGTGGGACGGTTTGTTCGACGTTGAAGTCGAGCCGAATGGATCCAGGGCCACTGTGACTATTACGGTCACATGTGATCCACTTCGAAAGGGACTTGTCGATGCGTCCACAACGGCCATCCTTGGAAAAGCTGTTTTGGGAACTGCGACGCTGGGAAATGTTGCGCCGGAAAATGCACTCTCGGAACAGGGCATTTCGGTGCAAAGTGCAGGGTATGCGAGGCAGAATTTTCAGAATGGTTCCATTCTTTTTGCTGGTCAACTGGATCATATCGAAGATGGAATCCTATATCTGGAGCAAAAACTTGGAACTGCTGGCGGCGGCATTTCGGACGGCTATGCAAATATTTTTAGCGTGGCGGGCGATACCGGAAACCGGAAACTTTTCAATGCAATCAATGCGGGAGGACGATATGGCGGCGGACAGCAGATTCTGACTCTGACCTACGACGACGCCACGCCGCCCGGTGACGGCAAGGCAAGCTGCCAGTGGTATCTGCTCTACCGGCACAACTACCCGGAGATGAACGACAACGTGGACACCGTCATCAAGGACGTAGTGTTTGAGCCGGAAGGCGAAAACCCCGTGCTGATGCAGCTGATGTTTGGCGTAAACGGCAGCCTGACGTTTGAACACTGCGTGTTCCGGAACGTGCTGTTCTACTTTGGACGAGGCGGCAAGTACATCTTTACCTTCCGGAACTGCACATTCGAGGACAACCAGTATCAGGCGATCCAGTGCTCGGACTGGCACAACGGCGCGGAATACCACATCGAAGGGTGCACGTTCCGCCACATGCGGCCCCGGCTGGAAGAGTACCGGAAGGACATCAAATCGAAGTATCTGGTGGGCTGGGCCTACGGTTTTATCCGCTGTCTGGCCTATAACGTGAAATGGTTCATTGTGGACACCATCTTCGAGGACAACATGGGTGCGCTCGTGATGATGTTCAAGAAGAGTGCTCAGCTGAAGGACAAGGCTCCTGACCCCACCAAGCTGGAGCTGTACATGGAACGGTGCATCGTTCGGAAGACAAACGGCGCAGGCATCTCCTTCGACGGCCAGCCCGCGACCGGCTGGATCAAGGACTGCAAGTTCTACGACATCGGCGCGAACCGCTGCAACGGCGAGGGCTATGACCTGCCGACGGATGAACGTGTGGTCTCCGGCTCCGGCACGAAGGACGACCCGTATGTGTACAACTGCGGTGTTGGTTCCAACGGCATCTTCTCGTACAACGGGCGCTGCCGCCACGAACTGGTCATCACGGGAAATTACATCCACAACGTGATGGAGAACGGCATCGAGGGCGATTTCCGGGAAGTGAGCTATAACCACATCGAGAACACCGGCTACCGGATGGACGAGGGTATGTACAACCCCTCGACAGAAGGTCTGTACGGCACGTTTGCAGTCTGTAAAGGAAACGTCATCCGGAACCCGACCCGGCACGAGCAGGGCATCGTCATCACGGGCACGTATCAGGACGGGCAGGCGCTGGTATACGAGGATAACATCATCGAGTTTGAAAAGAGCGGCGAGACCAACGACTCGACCGGCATCCTGCTCATCGTGGAGCAGGAAGCGTTCACCAGCCCGCTCATCATCCGGAACAACACCATCCGGGGTTTCCGGAAGAAGTATGATATCTACAACAAGCTGGGTGTAAGTCTGGAAAATGTGCACATCGAGGACGTGGGTGAACAGGATAATGTTCTGTCCGGCGCGGACTATTACCAGAAAAACCTTCTGGGCGTTTCGTTCGGCTCCGACCAGGAAGAGAGCATCGTGCGGGACCCGAAGTTCGCTGAGCTGGACGAAAAGGGCCAGCCGACCGAATGGCACGTGTTCTACGGCGAAGGGGCCGTCTACAAGACGCAGAACGAGCGGTTCATTCGAATCAAGGGCACCAGCACAAAATCCTGCGCGTGTCTTGCACAGGACTACCATCTGGGCAGTGCCATCTACATTGCCCGCATCCGCTGCATGGTGCGCTCGTCTTCGGGTAAGATCGGCTTTGCGCCGCTGAGCCTGAAAGATGATGGCAGCGTTACAAACGGTTACGAAAACTTCTCGTTCAATCCCAAAATGGGCGCGTTCGACTTGTTGAGCACCGGACTGGATAATGGGTGGCGAGAAGTGACCCACTCGATGGTTCTGACCCACAACTGCCGGATCAATATCCTGAACCCCGGTTTCGACGATGCGGAAGGTCTGACCTACCGCAGCACCCTCGATGTGAAGGACATTGATATTCGTATCACCCGTGTGCAGACTTATTCCGATACGGAAGGGACGGTCGAGAAAGCCGGAGCGCTGTTTGACTTCAAGGACGTCGGCAGCTCTTATCTGCCCGCCAACGCGATGAGCGTGGAATACTGGATTCCCGGCAAGACATGGTCGTACACCGGCGGATGGATGGACGCGATGTGGATGATGGGCAAGAATACCGGCGGCGATCTGGGACGCGGGCGTGTCCGCATCAACAAGGATTTCAAGCAGTACACGAGCCTTGTGGCGTGGTATAAAGCCGACTTTGATCTGGAACTGAACGGCCATACTCTCGAATGCGCGGGCGCGGACGAGTTCGCCTTCCTGACTTTATGCAACCAGACCAAGGTGCGGGTGGTCGGGCCGGGAACCATCAAGGCAAAAAATTACGCCGTTTCCATTTCCAGCGGGTGCGAGCTGACGGTGGTTGGCGACGTGAGCTTTGAGACGACCGGCAAGAGCTATGCCGTGATGGTGAGCAAGGGCTCGCCCGAACAGCGCACCGTGCTGAACATCCAGGGCGGCAGCTACGGGCCCATCCTCGCGCTGGCATACACCGCAGTCAATTTCAAAATAGAAGAAGGCAACACGGCCAATCTTGCTATGATGATCGCGACCGGCACCGTGACTGTGGATAAGGATACCCTTGTGGAGAACAACGGAAACGAGATCAAGACTATCAAGGAGCTGACGAGCCTTGTGGCCTGCAAGAACGTGGTGGCAAGGCATCAGGCGGGGCACGGCACGGAGACCCTCGCCATGACGGGCGACGAGTCCGTCGTGACCTGCGCATGGATGGACGAGAACAGCAAAGCACAGGAGCAGGAATGCAGCCTGACCGAGGCATTCAACAAGGCCCGCAGCACGAAGGACACCCGGCAGGGGACCATGAGCATCCGGTTGGACGGGGACATTTACACCTACACAGGTTTCTATTTCCGCGACTCCGGTGCAGTGGAGTTGAACCTGAACGGGTATACCATCAAAAATGACTACCAGAACTACGCGCTTTATTTTGTGGACGACAGCCGCGTGACCATCTGCGACACACCCGACCGCAGTGGCGTGAACGGCGTTATCGAGAGTACGACTTACTCGACCGTTATCATGAACGGCGCGGACGTGGCAGTGAACCTCAACGGAGGCATCGTCCGCCAGAAGACCGGCATTGCAGTCAACGCGATGGACGGCGCAGCGGTGACGCTTTCGGGTGAAGGAGCCGTCGAAGGACAGATCGGCTTGCAGGCGGGCGCCAATGTGGCCGTCACCCTCGACGGCGGCAGCATCACGGCAACCAAGATGGGCATCCAGGCGACGCCGGAAGACAGCTCGACGACTGAGATCATCGCCCATGCGGGCACGATTACGTCCGAAAATGTCAGCATCTATGCAAAGAAGCTGACGCTGGACCCGGCCGAGGGCAAGACCATTACACTGGAAGGCAAACTGAGCCTGACGGAAAATGCCGTGCTGGCCACCGGGACGAAGGTGACAATCAACGGCGAAGAAGCCGCCGGCCTGAAACGCGCCGAGGGCACCATCCTGGTGACAAAATAGGAGTTTTGAAGGGAAAGGAGTAAAGCATGCTTGAACAAAGAGTATCCCTCGCATCCAATGGCGTCGTCAAAGTGCCGGGTTACGAACAGCTGCTGCGCTTTGGCTACACCAAAAACCGTGGCGTGTACCGGCTTGCCGTCACCGCTTCCGGTGAGTGGGATGGGCTGACCATCCGGGCATTTTGGCACGTCCCGGACGGTTTTGATCCTGCATCCTCGCTTGTGGTGGACGGGTATGTGGACGTGCCCGCCAGCGTGACCGCACAGTCCGGCAATGGCTGCATCACCTTTGAGGGCAGCGACGGCACAAAGACTGTGACCAGCGCTGACCTGCGGTATCGTGTCAGCGCCAACAGCGGCACGGAGGACGGCACTATGCCGGAACCTGGGACTCCAGCGTGGCAGGAATTTATCGACAAATATTTGACTGGCGGCGGTTCCGGTGGGACCGTATCTCTCAAAATTGGCACAGTCACATCTGGCGATACGGCCAGTGCATCTATTGTGGGCGGGAAGCTGAATCTTGTCCTTCCTCGTGGCGAAAAAGGCGAAAAAGGTGAGAAAGGCTCCAAAGGCGATACTGGCGCGGTCGGCCCGCAGGGACCGGAAGGCCCGCAAGGTGCAGCCGGAGCACAGGGGGCACAAGGCCCAAAGGGAGAGACAGGTGCAGCTGGTGCACAGGGCGAGCAGGGCCCCAAAGGTGACACCGGCCCGGCGGGCCCTGGATTCACGGATGCAGCAAAGAGCTACATCCTGGCTCTGTTCGAGAACGCGGCTTACACCAACAGCACCATGCTGGCAACCTGCAACGCACTGAAAGCAGAGTGGGGAATGGGGTCCGGCACCACAGTCACCCCAAGCCAGCCCGAAACCCCCAGCACCCCCGTGACAGTGCCCGGCGAGACCGCCGTTTACGAGCTGACCACCCCCACCGTCTTCAAGACCGCCGAAAAGAAGTACATCGACACCGGGGTCAAGCTGTTCGAGGATATTTCCACCCAGCCGACCTGGACCATCCTGCTCGATTCGACCGATTTCGCCAGCCTGAAGGGCCTGAGCAGCAGTGCGGCGCTGTTCCACTGCGGCACGAGCGACGACAGCAATCTTCGCGTCATTGCCTGGTCGAACGGCGGCGTATATTTCAACCTGTACGGCGTCGATACCAATCTCGGCTGGTGGGTCGGAAGCTCCTCGTCTTATCTGCGGATGTGTTTGCAGATCCGGGGCAATCAGTACAAGCTGAGCTACGATAGCACCGAAGGCAGCTGGACGAACATCCCGAACTACAGCGCGAACATCGACGCGACGCTGCTGCTGGGTGCCTACCGGGAAGACAATGGGACCATTGGACGCTTCTGGGAGGGCAACCTGAACAAGTTTGCGGTGTACAACAAGCTGCTGACCGACGAGCAGATCAAGACCTTTATGGAGGCGAAGTAACATGGTATATGACCTGAATGGTACGGCCCTGAGCGCAGGCGGGAGCAGCGGCGGGATGCTGAATGTGCTGGACTACGGCTTCAAGGCCGACGGCACTACCGACAACCTGGCCGCGTTCCATGCGCTCGTTGCTGCACACCCGGCTGAGACGCTGTATTTCCCGAAGGGCGTCTATGCGTTCTCCGGGAAACTGGTATTCGACCAGTGCTACATGGAACTGGACAACGCCGAGCTGAAATGCACGGCCAGCACCAAGGTAGACCGCTGCATCGAGATCCGCGGCAAGATGTACCCGCCCGAAACGCCCCAGCAGGACATGTTCATCCGTGGCAACGGCAAGGTCAACGCAAACTTCAAGGCGGACGACTGCATCGCCGTGGCACGGCAGAAATGCACCCTGCTGGACCATATCTCCATCCAGAATTTCCAGCGGTACGGCATCTGCGGCAAGTTCAACGACTCTTCTATGACCACAGACGACGGTCAGACGGAAGCCAACCTTTCGTATGAGCTGATGGTGCGCAACTGCATGATCGAGTCTTCGCTGGACTACCCGAACGCCGTGGGCATTTATGACACCGGCGATTCCATGTACAGCGACACCGTCATCCTGAACGTGAAGACGGCGCTCTCGTGCAACGGCAGCAGCATCTTCCACAACATTCACGCCTGGTGCTTCGATTTCAACTACAGCGACAACGACACCAAAAAGGCCCTGTTGGAGAACACCGTCTTCGCATACATCCGGGGCAACGGCACCCGCTTCTCGGACTGCTACATCGACACCTACCAGAAGGGGTTCCAGTTTGGCGCTGGCCAGTATGTCGTTTACATCACGAATCTCAAATGGTACGTTGCCCCCAATGCCTGGCCCACCGGCCTGACGGCCTACGTCTTCCCGGCCAGCCCGGCAGGCAAGACGATGTACAAGGTCTTCAATGCGGACATCAACGGCGCGGGCGTGACCAAATTCAGCGACGAAGACCTGAGCACACAGACGAACTGCAGCTGGTACGGCATCGTGCACAACCTGAGCGACGCACCGAGTACGCTGCAATAACGAAAGGACAAAACAATATGGAAATCATGGACGTATCCCGCTGGCAGGGCAGCATCGACTGGGATGTGGTCAAGGCCAGCGGCAAAATCGACGGCGTGATGCTGCGGGCGCTGGGGTACAAGGGCGGCAAGCCCTACATCGACCCCTACTTTGCCCGCAACTATGCCGAGTGCACCCGACTGGGCATCCCGGTCGGCGTATATTTCTGGCTGGGCTCGACCGTTGCAGGCAGCATGGTAAATTTGACTGCCATGCTGCGCAGTGTGCTGGAGGGAAAGACCTTCCAGCTGCCCATCGCCATCGACGTGGAGGACCCGAAGCTCAAGGTTCTGACCCCGGCAGAGCTGTCGGCCCTCGTCCGGCTCTATGCCGCCGAGATCGAGCGTTGGGGCCTGTACGCGATGGTGTACACCTACTCGAACTTTGCGGATACCGCGCTGGACATGGACGCACTCGCAGCTTACGACCTGTGGATCGCGGACTACCGCGGCAGGCGCCCCACCCGCAAGCACGGCATGTGGCAGTACACCGCAGAGGGCACCATCCCCGGTGTGAGCGGCCCGGTAGACCTGTCCCACGCTTACAAGGATTACCCGGTCATTATCAAAAAGGCAGGGCTGACCCGGATGAAGACTAACTATTAAAAGTCAAGCCCTAAAATGAAAAAATCCGCCAACCATCCGCTGCCCATGACAAACATCATTCAAATGCTTGCCTTGGAGTAGCG